CGGATTTTGTTTGGTAGGCGCGATTGGACTCGAACCAACGACCCCCACCATGTCACGGTGACCCCGAAACACACGCAACCTATTGATTTATAGAGGAGTAACCCCCAAATCAGCAGGGTAGAAACCGACTTAATCCGCCATAAGAATCAACTACTTAGCGCTGTATTTTCCTACAGTGCTCTGCCCTTCCCCGGCGTTCTGCCGACAAACACCAGTCCAACATCTACAGCTCGTCGCCTAACCCTCGCCCGCTTGCATAGTCTCGATTGCTGTATATACAACCAGTATTCAGTAAGGCATCCCTGTGGTCTGTCAGAGAGTCGTGGGCAGTATGTCGATCTGCGCATCGCCTCCGGTGAACACGCGATATTTCTTGACCGCGCCGTCTCACACGATCGCTTTCCGCTCCACTCGGGCTGCGCCCATGGAACAGATGCCAAAGCCGGTGTAAGCCGCACCGACTGAGACCGAATCAGGCGGCAGAAAGAACGACGCCTTTTGGCCTGTCGAGCTTGGCGGCCTGTTTGCCATCGATAAAAACCGCCATTGAACAAAGGCTTCCAGTCTGCCCAGAGTCGCGGATCACCTGCATTGTTCCATATGCCCCTGATGGCTTGGCCTGGTAGGCCGACAACTGACTGGCCGGCGCCTGCTTGGCTTCATTGGAAGGTGTCGGCGAAGTCGCACACCCCGCCAACAGCGCTACCGCCAGCGCTCCTACGATCAATTTCACGTGGTCGATTCCTTTGTATTCAGTGGTCGATTTTTTCATCGGAAATTATTCGACGCTGGTTTTCACCGCCGTCTTCAAGTAAGGCCTTCAAAGCCTTGGCGCGGCGGTCAAGGCAAGCATTAAATCCTTGGCTTCCAAGGTCACCGAAATCTAAGCATGGATCACGATTATCGAGTGGCTGCCTTTTGTGTGAACACCCAAAAAGGAGCGCTACCGCCAACGCTCCTACGATCAATTTCATGTAGGTCACTCTGTGGGAAAGGGGTGCAAGATATCACTGGCGCACGTTATTTCGAATCCCAGCGTGTAATGGAGCTCTTCACATACTTATTCGGCTGAACGCATGTGCCTGATCGTATTGGAGGAAGCTGGATTGGCGGGAGGTCGCCTAGCCTGTGGGCGACTGTTACGCAAGAGTTGCGCTCTCCTGCCTGATTAGTCCATACCATATGTGCCTCGTAATCCACTCCGGGCTCGGGCACGAATGTCCTAGCAGGAGGCATGCAAACACCGTCACCGACGTATTTGATATCCACTACAAAAGGCTTGCCAGCGGGAACCACCATTTCTGAAAATTTTTCATTCTGAGCAGTTCCGTTAGTGAGCCACCATGAGTTAGGCATCCCGATGCTGAGTTTTGAGTTGTTCTGTACACGCTGTAGATGCGCCTCAGGACGAGGTTTATTCTTGGGTCTTACGGGCAACTCGGCGCTCAACGCTTCGCAGGAATACCCCACGCTATAGCTGGCCTCCAAGAACGAAACTCCGGTGTAGATTCTGACTCGTGACATAGTTGCAGGATCATATTTGACCTCAACGAATTCAACCTTTGGAGGCGCTGGAGAAGGACTGTGAGAGCTGCACGCTTGGAGTAGCAGCGCAGCACAGATGAGAGCTTTTTTCACTGATATTCCGTGGCATAACCTAAAGACCCAATGATAGCCCCTAGCCATCACTACACACAATCAGCACCGGCGTTAGCCGCTGTACGAATCACCAGTAATGCCCCGCCGACCTCCAATAGTAGCCTCTTGCCTTTAGCTACAGGGGACGCCATGAGGATGCCAAGCTACGACAACGCATCCGCGAGCTGCTGGCTGATGGAAAAAGTATCCGCAAAGTTGCCAGCTTGCTGGAGTGCAGCACGACCACAGTTCAGCGAGTGAAGGCTGCCCCTAGCCCGGATCTTTAAGCCCCGTAGGACTAACTACCTGAATGGCCGCCTCTTTGCGGCCATTTCATGGCCTTGATATTTTGAAGTTGTGGGTACGAAGGCCGTTCTGCTGCGGGATAGGCGCTTAACCCCCATCCACCCTGAGCAGGACATTTCGATATTCCACGAGTTACTTGCCAGCGAGTGTCACCACAGAGATCGTACTGGCTATGGACATCACAGCATCCCGCCTCCCTTTGCATCTTGCGGGCTACGTTAATTCTTAGCCGAACGGAGCGGTCACTTCGCGTCGGAAAAACTTCGAGCAAGGCGCTGCCTAAAGAGCCCGAATGCCCTCACAAAGTCAATTGGATGCTGTGATCTGCGGTATCGACTATTTCCAAGGAGCAGTCGGTTCATATCCGTGAGGGAGCGCTCAACGGTTTCTTCGATACCAATATCCCCACGCATATGTGGGCCGGTAATCTGCTCGCTAATGTGCTGGGCCAGACTGAACCTAGCACCACCTGCCTCTCTCTGCTTTACTGCCAACTGGTCAAGAAACTTGAAAATGGCATCCTTGGGTTTATCCTTGAGCCATTCAGTCAAATAGTTGAGATCCTGTAGTGTCACGTATAAAACATCTGCCATCGGTACAGGCAACGCTCCGTAGCTACTGATGAGTTTCGCCTCCAGCCCCTCATTGACAAAATCGGCTACATACTCTCCACCGTAGATGAAAAAATCATCCAGAGTGACAATCAATACTCTCGCTCGCATCCCTGCGTATTTTACTGATGAAGCCAACTTATGTGCCGTCTCCTGCCCCTGCTCAATGCCCTTTATGAAATTTTCACTAAGCAACTTGGAAAGATGCTCTGGATCATAGGCACACTTCATTAACGCATTTGGCGTGATAGACTTCGACTCGACGACAATCAACTCTTCTCCATCACTAATTACATAGTCAGCAATCTTGTCCTTCTTAACTGTTATAATCCCTTTCAGATCCTCCACGGAAAGTACATCAAGCGTCGTCATTTTCAAACGCTCACCAATGTAGCTCTCTACATCCCTACCAAATTCAAGCGTAAAATCACCATCTACCTTCAGGATATCCATTGCGACATTCCTGAGCCCGCTTATACATATTCCAGCATTGAATATAACCAGCTCATCTCCCTGCAATATAATCGGCCGAGCCTTAAACGGTGTTTCCTGATAAAGCTCCGCAGAGTTATGATCTTTCACCACATACCCTTGCATAAAGGCCGGTAGCTTGGAAAACGGGAGTGCTACAGTCCGTAGAAAACCAACTAATGCGGCGTCCGAAATCTGCGGTGAAAGATAAGAGTAAAAGTAACTTAGCCCGATTTTCAAAACACTGTTAGGACTCTGCTTCCCCGCCTGACTTAAAATATACACTGCTATACGGTAGTAATTTTGTAGGCTTATGCCAGTTCGCGAAAAAAATATTCTCTCATTAGTAGTCTCTGACCGGTCTAGGAGAGTTTTTTGTAGGTACAGATAACGCCAAGCTTCAACAGTTGGCATTTGATACCACATCTGTTGTGCGATCATCGAACGCATCATAAGTAGAAACACCTTACTCGGCACTCCTACTAGATGGTCACCCAGCCTGTAAATCTTATTCGCTAATGCAATGAACTCTTTGGGCGTCATATCCATTGCCCCATTATCGCCCTGTAGCGAAAGCTTTACCAGAAACATGACCACCCACGGCATCTTGTTAGCAGAATCAGTTCCACCCTGTGGATGCAGATGATTGAGGGCGCAGTTAAAAACAGACAGGTGAGAGTATCGTGACAGCTCGCTTTTGATAGTTACCAATGCGCGAGTATAGTTTTTGATTATCAAATGAATATCCTTATCACTCAAACGGCCAACCTTATTTGGAGCAACTCCAGCACCCTTGCACCACTGCAAGCTACTGCCCTAATCCATTGGTTCATTTGTGCCCCCTCCGCCACCATTCCTTTATCAAGAATATCTTGCTACTTACCCAAGTTCTTCTCTGCTCGCTCAATCACTGTGGCCGTCCACATCTTCGCTTCATTCCAGCTCTTGATATGATCGCCATACACCGGACAGTAGAGATCGTCCTTATCCCTAACAGGCAGTTTGATTTTGCGGATTTCGAGGACGGACTCGCACTTACCGCACTTGTATCGCTCTGTAGTCATCTCGCAACCTTTGGGGTCGGCCAGTTTACCTAGCATAGCGTCTACTCCCCGCCACCGAGCTACGTTTCCTCCTTCGATTAATCCCGATCAGCGTAACCCATCCGCAATGGCTCTCGTTCCCGTTCACGGCTGTACATATCGCTGAAAGTCCACTTGAGCCTGCAATGCTCAACCTTCAACGCAGCCAGCTCGGTCGAGCTATCCCGGTACATGACGATCAGTCCGGCGATGTTCTTGTGGGCTTTCCGCAGGTCACGTCGGGTAGTCTCCAGCTCAGCACACAGCAGATCACACTGGTGCTTCAACATCTCTTCCCGACTGGACATCCCCCAGGTCAAATCCGCTGTCATCAATCAAATCGTCTTGCATCGCACCAAACGCCGAAAACTGTACATTCAACCAGTATAATCAGCCCCGACAAAACTCCAAGAGTTGTGTCCCCAGGATGCGCCGTTCTGGCTGGCTTTCAGACGAACTCGACGGTTACCATCAAAAACATCGAGCGAGGATAGGTGAAGAAATGCGAGCTACGGACACTACTGGACAGACCAGACGGAGCAAAGTGATGAGGGTGTTTTGGTGGGTAGTTGCCACGATGGCAGCCGTGCCGATAACGAAGCTGGTAGAAACACAACTGAATTTATCGGTGTTCAGCCCTGCCATTGATGGGATGTGGAGTTGGTTCACGGCGCTCGGAGCGTGGCTTTCACGTGACGTCTCGATACCGGTCTGGTTTCTATTGCTGCTAGTGATTTCGACCGTACTGACGATACTGATGCTGATCCTAATCTACGCCCGATACGAGCCGGACGCAGAAGAAGTCAAATCACATCCCTTGAGCAATGAGCAAATGCAGGTGTTCTTGTGCGTGGGAAGTTCGGTCAATCGAGGGGAGAACCTTACGCTCAGTGGCGTGATGGAGCACACCCGCCTATCGAGAATCACCACCCACCACGCACTCGACGTTCTAGGGGGGTATCAACTGATTACTGGTGCAATGGACAACATGGGGTACGAGTACATTGATCTGACCCACCGTGGTCGTGAGTTTTACTTAGACCACATGCGAGACGCCGCACCTGCTAGCCGGTAGTCTCACACCGTCAACACCCGTCGATTGCCCGTTCACATTGCCCAGTGTGAACGAACCCTATATTTTGTGAACGTTCTGCTTGAATCCCAGACAACAAAAAAGGGCCCACCTTTCGGTGAGCCCTTCCAGACCGCCCAGCAGAGCGGATTTTGTTTGGTAGGCGCGATTGGACTCGAACCAACGACCCCCACCATGTCAAGGTGACTTCGGAACGACCGTAAGCTACTGATATGAAAGGGAAACCACCCTCAAATCGCAGGGTAAAAAATCTCCATTACTCCCTATAAGAATCAACAACTTAGCGCTGTATTTTCCTACAGTGCTCTGCCCTTCCCCGGCGTTCTGCCGATCAAATCTCCCTCTGCTATTCTGGGTTCTTCCATGGAGGACACCCAATGCCGAACTCAGATCTGCTCCCTTCCCTGCTCGTCAAAATAAATGAAAACCAGCACGCCCTTGAAGCCGCCATCATGGAGCTCACCCTTTGGGTCGAGCAGCGCGGGTCCGCTGATGTCGCCGAAAACGTCCGAAGCTCTCTGGCCGCGCTCGATCGAAATGAAGAGTTCATCAAAATGACCTTGGCTGTGTTGATGGCGCCGGACTGACAGCTCGTCGCCTCAGCCTCGCCCACCTGCCGCGCCTCGATTACTGTATATGCAAACAGTATTCAGTAAGGCATCCCTGTGGACCCCCTCTATATAGAAGACACCGACGATTGGCTCGGCAACCCGACCCCGCTCGAAACCTGTCGGCATCAGCTGCGGATGTACGAGAACGAGTTCGAAGCGCTCACCCTCCAGCTCGAGCGCGCACTGGAAAACCTTCGGGGCCTGGTCTGTGACAATGACGCTCTCATACAGGAGAGAAATTCTCTCAAAGCGAAGCTCCACCGCGCCGATGGTGATTTATTGAGCGAAAGGCGCAGATTTGCAGACGTGGAGCACCAGAGAGAACACCTCTTCCGAGAAAATCAGCGCCTGCTCAGGGAGCTTCGCGATAGCGAGGAGGAAGAGTGAGCGCGATTCGGGCTACGGCACATCCTTGAAGAAGACGTGGTGACCGAGTTTCAGCGTCTGCTTGGCCTTTGCCGCCCAGGCCGGTGCCTTGATGCTGATGGCGTAATAGTGGGTGGCTCCGCCGGTAGGATCCGGCACCTGGCCATCGATAACCTGGTCAGCCACGACCCGGCACTGCGCCAGCTCGCGGAACGGGATCTGCTTCACGCCGATCAGGAACTGATAATTCGGATCGGTCTTGTTCCAGCAGCTGAACTGCCACGGCTTTTGGCAGACGCCGGCGTAACCTTCGCCCCACCATGACTTCTCCTTCCCATCGAACACGCGATTGCGAATAGTCCACGCCACGGCAACCTGCCCGGCGGGCCCCTCGCCTCGCGCTTCGCCCCAGATCGTTCGCGCAAGGATGTCGCGGTCTTTGTCAGTGGGAATCATACTTTTCTCCAGGCAATAAAAAACCCGCCGAAGCGGGCGAAGTGGTTCCGTTACGATCAAACAGTCTCGGCTGTGACGAGCATGGGCGCAGCGACGATCTCGGGGATTGGCGGCTCGGTCGGCCAGACCGGCGCCTGATACCAGGTCGGCTGCGTCGTCACCTTGCCCAAATCGAATTTGTATTTTTTCCAAGCCTTGAGCGTTACGAGCAGCGCAGCCTGTTCGGCTTCGTCCTCCGCAGTGGCTTCGCCGATATCAATGCCGAAACCGATCGTATCGACCCGGTCTTGGATGCGCGCGATCTGGGTGACCGCTCTCGCATTCCGCGCAGTAAGATCGGCCTTGGCCTGTGCCAGATGCTCTGCCGCTGCCGCCGTCGCTTTCATCGCAGCGGTGATCAGCTTCGACCAGTCAATAACTCCGGCCGAGGCCATCGCGGGTATTGCCAGACTTGGCGCCTGCTGCTCTGCGTTTTCCTCTACAGGATTGGGTTCGGGGAAGACGACGGGGCCGTCCGGCACGTTGAGAAGAGGCACGGGAAACGCTTGCGCCTGGCTGTAGTTCCATGGGTTGGGCAGCAACAGGGTCAGCACCAATTCACCGTCGACCTTGTCGACGTCCCCGGCGAACCACTCGCTGTTCAATGCATCACGCGGCAGAGTGTCGCCATTGCCCATCGGTGAGAAGTCGTAAACCAATCCGTTTACGGTCAGGACTTCGCCGCTTTTAGTGACAACAAGCTGATCATCACGCCGCTGGGGGCTCAAGATAATTTTCATTCGTACCACCGCCCGATTGCGAAACAGTCGAAAGTGAAGGAGGTAGCATCAGATCCGGCGAAGCCGCCCAAGCTGAATGCCGAAATGTTTGCGGTTGTCGCGTTGCGAGAGTAGGCGCCGACGGACGTTACCCCCCGGGCAATACCAAGCGTCCCCACGATGTTCGCCGTAGCAAAGTTGTACGACGTGAACGGATGGGGGTAGGTCCAGATAAATCCGATGTTCGACGCGTTATAGAACCCGAGCGATCCCTGGTTCGTCTGCGTGCAGATCAGCGTCCCATCGGCAAACTTCACGTACGACCCGTTCGAGTTCGAGCTGCGCTCGATAATACCGCCCGTTGGTACACCGCCCGCCTGTGCGAGTGCGCCTAGGATATTGGAGCGGTCGTAGGCGAAAGCGATCGGCTTGCCGTTTGCGCGAGAGTAGTCAAGGCACGCCCACGACCCTGAGCCAAAACTCAGGAACTCAGCCGAATCTCCGGGCAGAGTCGTGATATTTGCGCCACCTGGCAGAATCAAATTCGAGCTGTTGTGCGTCAGGACGAGGCTGCCGGTGAAGCGCAGCGTGCGCCGCGCGCCCGAGGCGATTACACCCAAGCTCGTGATTGTCGTGTTCCCGCTGATGCTGACGATGTTCGAAGCGGCGGCGCCGATGTTTACCGTGGCCGCACTGGCAAGGGTGACAACGGTCGCCTCGTTCAGAGCGCCGGTCATTTTCCCGCCGGCCACCGGCAGCGCGCCCAGATTGGTAAGCGCGTCTGGCGCATTGTTCGCACCTGTCCCGCCGCGCACCACAGTCTGGATATCGAGAATGCCGAGAGTGCTTTTCGCCCCCGCCAAAGTATCAGAGCCGGTCCCGCCCTTTTCCACGGGCAGAATGTCGTAGTTACCAGTGGTGCCAAGGGCGGCCAACTGCGTGCCGAACTGATTCTTCAAACCGTTGAAAGCGTCGGCCAGTAGTTTCGGATAGCCCTGCACCGGCATGATCGCGTAGGCAGATCCGCTTACGGTAGCGCCTTTATATGCGGGGATGATCGATAGCTGGGTCGGACTGGCGATGTTGCCGATCTCATAATTGAGTCCATCAGGCCCGACGAACGCGTCGCCCACCCGAGCATTGGCCACAAAATCGGCGTTCGTCCCTACGACAGTCGTTGATCCGCTGGTGACGGCGACTGTTCCCCCTCGGAGCCAAGGCATGGTGTGTCCTTTTTTTGGTCGAAAAAAAACCCGCTCATCGGCGGGCTGTGTGTTCGTTTAAAGCGCGCGCATCGGCCTGGCGGCAAACGTGGTCCTGCCGTTCTTGGCAGTGCCACCCTCGGAACTGACCATCGCCCCCACATAACCGTTGAGTGTTGAGCGCACACCTGCATGAAAGCCGCAGGGAGTCTCGAGGATTGTGTTGCCGTTATTGATCTTCCCGCCCAGCAAAGTGGAGGCGAGAAAATAATCCTCGTAGAACCCGGTCCACGGCATCTGGCACCCACTCCAGTAGATGCCCGACACTTCGCCTCCCCTGTTGTCCAGCGACCAGCCCTCGTTGATCGGGAATCCTGTCAGGACCAGAAGGTTGTCCGCTCCCACGAAGAGTTGCTCATTGGCTGCGTTGCGCAGCCGCAAATCATATTCATTCGGGGGCGAGGTCGAGCGGAAAGTCGCAACCAGCCATTTACCGCTGCAGTCCGTGCTGTTGAACGGCGCCATCAAGTGAAGCTTGAAGGCAAACCCCGTCCAGTTCCCCGGGCCGCCCGAGTGAATCAGCGTGTGGTACATGCCGTGATTGGTTGGGTTGAGGAAAACATGTGGCGCTTCGGCGGTGGTGATCGGCGACGAATACGTGATGACGGCAGTAGTGATCGTTGTCGGCGAAGCGGGCGTTTTACCTATTGCGTAGCTACCTGATGCCGCGACGTTCAAAACCTTGTTCTCGCTATCGATCTGAAAAAAGTTCGACCCGTTTCGCGACCGGAACCCGTAGTCCATGCTCGCTCCTATTGGTATGTCAGGATGAAAACGTTGAGCACCACCCCCGGCCCACGCCGTACCCTTAGTTGCCCTGTCGACCAGAAAACAGCAGGCAAGGCATCATTTGGATTGGTCGGGTTTGAGAGCGTCACGCAGACGAATGACTTCGCGGTGATCTCCGGCATGCTGATAAAGCTGGTGAAGTCGCTGGTGATCGGAGGGACGGTGACCTGTTTGGTCACGACTGATCGAACGGTCATCGTCGATGACTCCAGCGTCACCCTTCCCGCTGCGTCCTTCGTCCTCGCGCCGTAGTAATCCATTACGTCATCTTCCCGAGCGCGGCGCGCTCGATGTAGTTGAGGTCGTAGACGTAGATACCGTTGTTGTTGAGCAGCGTATAGCCGCTGTCGGACTGACCTCGTAGCGTGAACGTCCCTGCCGGAATGTTGATTTCCAGAAGCGGCAGGCCCTGATTGTTCAGCGCTGCTGACCTCAGCGTCATGCCGAGCACCAACTCCTTGATGAACGCCTGGCTGATGATTGCCGTGTTCATGAACACCTGTCCGCCCTGAACCACAAACGGCGCGATCATCTGCCCGCTGACCTCATCCAGAATCGCAAAGCGCTGGGCGAACGCGAGGATCTGCGACTCCTGCTGCTCGCCATCTACGCCAATGGCCAAGCCAGCCATGACGGTTCTTCCGCCCACGGTGGTGGACGTCTTGATCGTTGTCAGGGCTGAGACCTTACCGTTCAAGCCAGCAACTACGGTGCTGGCAGTCTCGGCCTTTGCTGTGGCGTCACTTGTTTTCGCGGTGAGTGTGTCGATCTTCTGAGCCGTCGCTTCCTTGTCGGTCGCTACAGCCGTCGCCAGAGAAGTGACATTGGCAGCGTTGGTTTCCACGGCCGCATCAAGCGTCGTGATTCTGGTAGCAGACGCTCGGTTTTCCTCCGCCCTCACCTTGTCATTGGTCACGATACTGGCTGTGTTTTTCCAGCCGTGAAGCGCATCGGCCATTGCACCGGTTCCATCATCTTCACGCCAGGCAGCCTGCAGCGCTTGCATCGTCGATGCCTGCGCCGAGACCTTGCCATCGAGGGTTTCGATCTGTGTGCTGTGTTGCTGAACCTGCAAGGCCAAAGCATTGGTGGTCTCAGCAATCGTCCCCATGTCATACCAGAACTCGGGGTTCGGAGGTGCCGTGCCGGCCGGTACAGCCTTGATCGCCGAAAACAGCCGACCATCGAGCCTAACCACTTCACCTTTGCCATACGGCTTCGCCGGGTCATAAACCATGGCATCGGTAATTTCACCGATCAGCTCTTCCAGTTCCTGCTTGGCCTGTTCGATCCGGTCGTTGACCGAGCCCTCCCCATCACCCGAGATCTTCCCGATTTCCTCCAGCAATTTCTGGCCGAGCGCGGACTCCTGGATCTTGCCGAGGAAGTACAGCTCGTACTCGGCCTGGTCAATACTTACCTGCCCATTGACCCCGTTCACCGCTGGAAACCACGGACCAACGTTGCCGGTTCGGTCGACCAGACGCGCCCAGAAAAACAGGCTGGTACCGGGGACGACGTTCTGCATTTCGTGGTTTGCCTGTGGGTAGGCAAAGTCTGCCAACTTCACGGCAGCGGCGAGGTCGTTGGTCTTGCTGTTCCAAATCTCGGTGCGCTGAGTATCTTCCGCACCAGGTGGAAAACCCCACTCAAGGCCGATACCGTAGACCTTGCTGACGGTACGCAGGAATGAGACCGCCGGTGGCAAGCCCTCCTTGCCTTTCAGGTTTGTCAGGATCGAGTTGCGCCAGATCGACGAGATGTCGAACGCGCTCACCGCACGAACCCGAGCCACATAGGCGCCTGCGTAGATGCCGACCACGTCCACGTTGGTCATGCCAGTGCGTTGCAGCTTGATCCAGTTGCCGCTGTCCTTGCGCCATTCGACGTCATAGCCGACGGCACCATCCACGGCGTCCCAGCTGATGGTCATGGTGGCCACGGCCAGCCCCTGCACAACCGATGAAGTCGACGACAGCGAAACGCTCGCCGGCGCCGGAACAACGGTGATCGGGATCACGCTGATCGGACGCTCTTCCAGGCGTGCGCCGGTGTCGATGAAAGCGAACTTGCTCGGTTCGAACTGGAGCGCGCTGATTTCGTAGTCGCCCTCGGTGGTGCGCTTGGTGCGCAGCACGCGATAGAGGGGGATCGCCAAGTCATCGGCGTCGAGCGCCCATTGCAACTGTGCAACCGGCGGTTCGCTGTAGGCGACCGTGACAGCTACGGCGCGGCCGTTAACGCTCTGCACGGTGCGACCTTCGGCGCGGCCGCCCGGCAGGTTGATGATCAACCGATCGCCAGCCTTGGCCTGGGTGTCGCGATCGAGCGTGATCACCCGCCCCGCCACCGCCGAGATCCGGCCGCCCACTTCGCGACCAGCCAGCAGCGAATCCGCCACTGGGATGATGTGCCCGGGCAGCGGGATAACGCCTTCCATACCGGTCTTGAACGAGACAGTGCGGTCTTGGTTGTTGCTGAGGATCGCCCACTTGCCACGGCGCTGAGCCTCGGAGGCGCGGGTGCAGCCAATGGCGCTCAGCTCGGTCGGCCGGTCGCCGTAACGGCGTTGCAGATCCAGGTCAGCGAACGGAATGACGTCGGTGTCGTAGTTGTTCGCCGGGTTGTCGTAGCTGACCAGCGCCCGGGTGTAACGGGTCTTCGCCGAGGCGCTGCCGTAGGAGAACTTGCCGTCGATCACGTTCGACCGAGTGAACACATAGTCGAAGTCCTGCGCGCGCGGCATGTCCGCCTGCATCACCAGCTGCCCCTGCGCCCAGTACGTCATGCCCCGGTAGATCGCCGAGATATCGCGCAGCAGCGACCACGCATCAGCCTTGCCCTGCAGGTTCATGTCGCAGAGGAAGCGCGGTTCCTGACCGCCCAGGCCGTTCGGCACCAGCTGGTCGCAATACTGGGCGATGCGGTACAGCTCCCACTTGTCGACCATGAACGGCTTGATGCGCTTGCCCAGGCCGAAGCGGTCTTCGGTGCAGATGCCGTAGGTGA